AAGGGCTGAAGTTGGAGCGCGCGCTGACCGTCTCGAAAGGCATCGTCGTCGTCGTGCGGTCATGGAACGACGCCGCGCAGCAGGTTTTCACGTCGACTTATCCGCCGAGCAAGCAAACGACGGTCAAACCTGGCGCGTCGAAGATCGGCAGCGGATCGCAGACGTATTACTACAGCGTTCCGAACCTCACGCAAGAGAAAGTCTTGCAGTTCGCGCAAGCCAAGTACGCGCAGATCATCCAGCACGAGATGAAATGCGAGTTCACGATTCCCGCTCAGGGAAGCGACGCGCTCCAGGTGACGAGCCTGATTCAGTTGACCGGCACCGGCACGGCGTTTGATCAGACCTACTACCCCGACTCGCTGCGGCGTGCGCTCAGTTTCGAGAGCGGTTACACGCTTTCTGTCAGCGCAAAGAACCATTCACCCGACACGCAGGAGGCGAATTGAGCCGTCTCGCTAACGCAATGAGTCAGCGCGCGGCGCTCGCGATGCTCGACCTGACGACGCCACGCACCGGCATCATCACGTCGTATGACCCGAAAAAGCACGCCGTCAAAGTCGCGATTCAGCCAGAAGGCGTCGAAATTGCCGGCTGGATTCCGCTCGGCGCGGCCGGCGTCGGCAACGGCTTCGGCATCGTGTGCGGGCCGAATCTCGGCGACATGGTGCAAATCGCGTTCGATAACGCATCGCCGAACGCACCGCGCATCGTCGGGCGCTTCTTCTCGAACGTCAACATGCCGCCCGCGGTGCCGAGCGGCGACACGTACATCGTCCACAAGTCGGGCAGTGCGCTGAAGTTCAACGGCGACGGCTCGGTGAATCTGATCACGCAATCGAATCTCAGTGCGACGGTCGGCGGAAGTTTGAATGCGAACGTCACGGGCGCGGCGTCGGTTACATCGTCATCGTCGGCGGCAATCACGGCGCCAACTATCACGCTTGGTTCGAGCGGTCAGACGTTGTTGCAGTTCGTCACATCGGCGTTCATGGCGCTGTTCAACGGGCACACGCACACATCGGCAAGCGCCGGCTCTCCGACAAGCATTCCGATTCAGCAAATGTCGTCGTCGCACATGACGTCGACTGTCAGGGGCGGCTAAATGTCCGATTGTTATCACTTTTGGGGCAATGACCTAAACGTTTCCGCCTCCGGCGATCTACTGCTCGCGGGCGAGAGCGACACGACGCAGCAGCAGATTCTTCGCGCGCTGCTCACCAATCCCGCACTCTCCGACCGCGCCGGCAACCCGCTCGCAACCGCCGACTATTCGGATCATCCCGACTTCGGTGCGGGCCTTCCGCGGCGCGTCGGCTCGACGCTCAACGTCGCGGAGCTGCGCGCGCTCGTTCGAAGCGTTGTCGTGTCGTTTCCGAGTGTCGCTCGCACGCCCTCGCCGCAAATCGACGTGACGCCGTTCAACGACGGCGCAACGATCGACATCCAATACGCCGACCTCATCACCGGCACGACTGAAACCCTCTCTTTCGACATCAACCGATGAGCGTCAATACCCAATCCTTCACGCAACTCCTTACCGGGTTTGCGACGACGGTGCAGGGCGCGGCATCCTCTCTCGTGAATTTCGTCATCGGCTCGGTGCTCCGCGCTATCGGCGAAGGAACGGCGTGGGTCGCGCTCTGGCTCCAAGGTCTCATTCTCGCTGCGAGTGCTCTCACTCGCGCATCGACGTCGAACGGCGCGGACCTCGACACCTGGTTCGCGCAATACGGCTTCACCCGTCTCGCGCCAACAGCGGCAAGCGGCTCGGTCACATTCTCGCGCTTCACCACTTCGCAGCAGGCGGTCGTTCCGATCGGCTCCATCGTTCAGACTGGCGACGGCACGCAGCAATATCAAGTCGTCGTCGACACAACGAACGGCGCGTATAGCGCGACGCTCGGCGGCTATATCATCGCGGCCGGCGCTGCGTCGGTGACGTGTGCGGTAGTCAGCATCACGCCCGGCTCGAACTCGCTGAGCCTGCCGGATTCGTCGGGCAACGTCAGCGCGAACACGATCACCGCGCTTTACCAGTCGATTCCGTTCGTCGACACGGTGACGAATGCGCTGCCCTTCACGAACGGCGTCGATGCGGAATCTGACGCTGCGGCGCGCGTGCGCTTCGTCGGGTATCTCGCGTCTCTCGCGCGGGCGACAAAGGCGGCAATCGGCGCGGCTATCAAGGCGCTTGGCGCGAACTTCACGTACACGATCATCGAGAACCAGACGCTTGCCGGTGCAACGCAGATGGGATATTTCGCCGTAGTCGTCGATGACGGAACCGGCGCGCCGAGTTCGTCGATTCTGTCGGCGGTCTATAACGCGGTCGACGCCGTGCGCCCCTTTACATCGACGTTCGGTGTGTTCGCGCCGACAGTCGTCAATGCGACGGTCGTCATGACGCTGCAAACGACATCGACCGGCGTCGCGCACTCGACGACGTGCGCGCTCGTGCAGTCTGCGATTTCGGCCTACATCAACACGCTTCCGCTCGGCGCCAAGTTGCCGTACTTCAAGCTCGGACAGATTGCGATCGACGCGTCGAGCGATGTGCTTAGCGTGCTGACGCTGACGATCAACGGCGGCACGTCCGACCTGACCGTGACGAATCAGCAGGTGATCAAAGCGGCCTCTGTGGGCGTTTCGTGATGACGGGCGATCAACAGGATTTTTTCAAGCGCATTAAAGCGCGCATGCCGAGCGGTTGGTTCGGCTCCGACTCACCAATCCTCGACGCGCTGATCGGCGGCATCGCATCGGCGTTCGTGACGGTCTACGCGGCGTATCGGTACATGCTCGCGCAAACCCGACTGCAAACATCGACCGATGGCTGGCTCGATCTCGCGGCGGCGGATTACTTCGGCGATGGCGGCTTGCCGCGCCTGGCGAACGAAACCGATCCGGCGTACCGCACGCGGATCAAAATCAACATCGTGCGCGAGCGCGGCACACGCGCGGCAATCACGAAGATTCTGACCGACCTCACCGGGCGCGCGCCGACGATCATCGAGCCGACTCGACCGCAGGATACGGGCGCATACCGCTCGGGCGGCATCGGATACGGCGTCGCCGGCGCATACGGCTCGCTGCTGCTCAACTATCAAGCCTTCGTCACCGCATACCGCCCGGCCGGCTCCGGCATCCCGCTCATTCAGGGTTACGGCACATCGCCGGGCGGATATGCGACGCCATCGCGCGCCGCTTACGCCAACATCGGAAACATGACGGCCGGCGTGACCGACGCGGCCATTTACGCCGCTATCGCTTCAGTGCTGCCCGCCGCGACGATTGCATGGGTCGCGATCAGTAACTAATCCTCGTCAATTGCATCACCAAGCCCGCCGCGCGCGGGCTTTTTCTTTTGGAGAACGATCATCGACCGCGTTATTACCTATGCCGGAGCCGTCCCTTTAGAGACTGATATTCTCGGCGCCCAAAAGAACGCACTCTTTGCGCTCGGTCAGTTCGCGCAAGACATGCTCGGTACTTCGACCGTTTTCACCGGCCTCGCCTGCGTCCCGAACACGCCCGCCGCGATGAATGTCATCGTGCAGCCTGGCGCGGTGTATGCGCAGGCGGCGCTCGATGCGACCGCTTATTCTTCGCTCGCGGCCGATTCGACCGTCACGCAGAAGCAAGGCATTCTCAAGACCGCGCAGACCTTCAACACGCCCGCCCCGACGACTTCCGGGCAGTCGATCGTCTACTTGATTTCCGGTGCGTTCCTCGAAGCCGACACGAACGCGGTCGTGCTGCCGTATTACAACGCAGCGAATCCCTCGCAGGCGTTCAGTGGCCCGAACGGAACCGGCGCATCGCAGAACACGACGCGTCAGGACACGGTTCAATTGACGCTCACCGCGGGCGTGCCGGCGACGACCGGCTCGCAATTGACGCCCGCAACGCCGGCCGGTCAGATCGCGCTCTATACGGTTACGGTCGCCTATGGAGCATCGACGGTCGTCGCAGGCAACATCGCGAAGGTATCGGGAGCGCCCTTCCTGACCGCAAGCCTGCTCGCGCAGATTCAAACGAACGCGACGGCGATCGCCGCTGTGCCTACGACCGGGCGCTTGATTCGCACACTGGTCTATACGAACGTGAGTGGCACGCAAAACGTCTCGATCGATGGCGGAACGCCGACCACTAGCGGCGCGTCTACGTATGTACCGTCCGCGTCGATGTCGTTCGCCATCGCCAAGGTTCTCGGCGGTGGTGGTGGCGGCGGCGGTACGGCAACCACATCAACCGGCCAGGCGGCGCTCGGTAGCGGCGGCGCCTCGGGTTCTTTCGGCGTAAGCAAACTCACGGCCGCAACCGTCGGCGCGTCGCAAGCCGTCACGGTCGGCGCGGCCGGCGCATTCGGCGGAGTCAATGGTAACGGCGGCAACGGTGGCGCTTCGTCGCTTGGCTCTCTGATCACCGCTCCGGGCGGCAATGGCGGTGTTGTCGGGTCGGCAACGGCCCCGCCGTTCCTGCAAGTATCTGGCTTGCCTGGCGCGGCGGCGACTGGAGGCAACATCTTCAACACGGCCGGCAATCCCGGAACGATGGGTATGGCGGTCGGCACGCTCACGCAATCTGGCGGCGGCGGTTGCTCTCCGCTTACTGGCGGCGGCGGCGGCAAGCCGGTCGCGGCAAACACGATTGGTCAGAACGCGACTTCATATGGCGCTGGCGGCGGCGGTCCCGCACTCAATGCATCGCAGGCAGGCACGACCGGTGGCGCTGGCGGCGCTGGATTGGTGATCATCGAGGAATACGCATGACGAACTATGCGTATGTAACGAACGGCCGCGTGGCGGAAGTCATCACGCCAATTCTCGATGATGATGGCGTCGAGATTCCGATCGAATCTCGATTCACTGCCGACTTTGCGGCGCAGCTTGCCCCCTGCGACGCGAGCGTTCTTCCCGGCATGCTGTACGACGGCAAGGCGTTCGCGTCTGGCGAGCCGTCTGCCGCTGAAGAATTGGCGGCGGCGCAGACCGCGAAAATCGCGGAGTTGTACGCCAACTATCAGGTTGCGGCGCAACTGTCGGTCAGCTACAAGACCGTAGCCGGCGTGCCTCAGACATTCCAGGCGGATTCCGCGAGCCAGAACACGCTACTCATCGCGGCAACAGGATATGGCTTTGCTGGCGCGACGCCCGCTGGCTTCTATTGGGTCGCGCTCGACAACACACAGGTGCCGTTCACGCTCGATGACCTGAAAGGCTTGTATGGAGTGATGCTCGCGCAAGGCAATGTCGCGTTCAACAAACTTCAGACGCTTAAGGCGTCAGTGCGCTCCGCATCAACTTCGGCCGATGTACAGGCTGTTGCGTGGACCTGATTGGTCGCGAAGACCGGGATAGACGTACCGCCTGATCGTTGCTCGGCGCTTTCCATGATGGCCCGCTCGCACAGCGGATAGTGCCGACAAAACTCGCCATCCTCGTAATAGTCCCA